AAAACTTTACGAAAAATATAATGATTGAAATGTTAAAACATATAACAGGATTATGTGGTGAACCACACCCTAGTTTGCTAACGTTGATTTGGAGTGCGCCTATTGTTAGTTATATTATTTATAGAATTAAAAAAAATAAAAATGAATAAAATACCTGAATACTATATTGGAAAAACATATAAAATTGAAGCACGTAAGGTTGTTGAAGATTTTGATTTAACTTATAATATAGGAACAGCAGTTACTTATTTGTTACGTGCAAAGCGTAAACACAAATCACCAGTAGAATGTATAAAAAAAGCAATAGCCCATTTAGAATTTGAACTAGATAAAATAAAAAATGACACTATATAAATGTGAATGCGGTAAGCAGGAAAAAGAAATAAACAAAGCAACTATTGTTTTAAGAAGTGGTAAATGGGTTGCAAAAGAGGCATTATGCAAATGTGGTAAATATATGGATAGTGAACCTGCTGAAGGTATGCCTGAAATAAAAAGAACAGAAGCATCATTAAGTAGAAAAAAAAGAGGTGATAAACTATGGGCTTCAGCTAAAGAAAAATTAGTTGGTGAACGTGGCATAAATGAAAACTTTTAAATAAAAACAATAAAATTCTATAATATATTATGAAAGTAAAAATAAACTCTATACAATCTAATTTAAAAAATCCACGTATTATAAAGGATCATAAGTTTAAAAAATTAGTAAAGTCAATAAAAGAATTTCCTGAAATGTTAGAATTAAGACCTATTGTCGTTGATGAAAACAATTTAATACTAGGTGGTAACATGAGACATAAAGCTTGTATTGAAGCAGGATTAAAAGAAGTACATATAAAAGTTGCAAAAGGTTTAACAGTAGAACAAAAACAAGAATTTATAATAAAAGACAATGTGGGTTTTGGTGATTGGGAATGGGATATTTTAGGCAATGAATGGAATAGTGTTCAACTTTCTGAATGGGGTTTAGATGTATGGCAGAATGAAGATGATTTAGAAGAACCTTTATTTCATGAATTAACAGAAGAAAATAAAAACAAACCATCTGTAATAAAAATAACATTTGCTAATATAAATGATTTGCAAAATGCAGAAAAAGAAATTGCACAAATAGTAAATAAATATAATAAAGCAATTTATTCAGTAAGTGCAGGTGAATTATGATATTAAAAAAAGCATCATATAAAGCAATAAAATATGCTTGTATTAAATTTCATTATGCGAAAAGTGTGCCTGTCAACGTATTTGGATATTCAGTATTTAATAAAAAAAATGAATGGTGTGGAGTAATTTTATTTGGAACAGGTGCGACTCCTAATTTAGCAAAACCATATAATCTTAAACAAGGTCAAGCAATAGAATTAGTGAGAATGGCATTAAACGGAAAACAAGAAAGTACTAGTAAAGCACTTGCATTAAGTTTAAAGTTAGTAAAAAAAAATTTACCTTTATGTAAAATTATTATTAGTTATGCTGATATTGATCAAGAACACACAGGCATAATATACCAAGCAACAAATTGGATATATGAAGGAGAATTTAACAAAGGAACAGTATCAGGTTATTTAATAAAAGGCAAAAAAGTACATAATAAAACTATATATAGTAAAGGAATCAAACAAAATTTAGAAAGTGTTAGAAAATATATTGATGCAAATGCAGAAAAATATATAACAAAAGGCAAAAGGAAATATGTATATCCTTTAACAAAACAATTAAAAGATAAGTGTTTAAAATTAAAAAAACCTTATCCTAAAAATGCGAGTAAAGCATAAAGAGTAATGCGCTAGTCAAACCAGACTAGAGAAGGAGTGCAATTCTACCTACTCGCTCAAAATATAAATTATGGACAAAAGTAGACACATAAAAAAAGAAACAATATTAAAAGCATTAGAAAACAGTTTAGGTGTTGTAACAGTAGCTTGTAAACAAGCGGACATACCACGTAGCACATATTATAAATGGTTAAAAGAAGATGAAGAATTTGCACAAGCAGTTAAAGAAATAGAAAACATTGCATTAGATTTTGCAGAAAGTCAATTGCATACACAAATGAAAGATGGAAGTACATCAGCTACAATATTCTATTTAAAAACAAAAGGTAAAAAACGTGGATATGTTGAACGAAGTGAATTAGACGTAACTTCAAATAATGAAAGAATAAAAATAAATGTGAACCTTGAAGATTAAAGAAATCAATGCTGAATTTACAAAAACACAAAAAAAGTGTTTAAAATACTTATTTGATACAAAAACAAAAGAAGTATTATTTGGTGGCGCAGCAGGTGGTGGTAAATCATGGGTGGGTGTTAGTTATTTAATATTGATGGCTTTGCAATACCCAAAGACTAGATATTTAATGGGGCGTTCAAAACTAGATGCCCTTAAAAAAACAACACTAAATACTTTTTTTGAAGTTTGCACATTGTGGAATTTAAAAGCAAACAATGATTATAATTTTAATGGTTCAAGTAATATTATAACATTTTACAATGGTAGTGAGATAATATTGAAAGATTTGTTTTTGTACCCATCAGATCGAAATTTTGATAGTTTAGGTTCATTAGAAATTACAGGGGCTTTTATAGATGAAGCAAATCAAATAACAGAAAAAGCAAAAAATGTAGTTGCATCAAGATTAAGATATAAATTAGATCAATTTAATTTAATACCAAAAATGTTAATGACTTGCAACCCTGCAAAGAATTGGGTTTATTCTGAATATTATAGACCTGCAAAAAACAATACAATAAAACCATACAGAAAATTTATACAAAGTTTAGTTGGTGATAATACTTACATTTCAAAACATTATGAAAAACAATTAACCGAACTAGATGAATTAAGCAAACAAAGATTATTATTTGGAAACTGGGAATATGATGCGACAGATGATAGTTTAATTGAATACAATGCAATAATTAATTTATTTAACCAACAAGGAATAGAAGGTAATAAATATATAACCTGTGATGTAGCACGTTTTGGAAACGATAAAACAGTTATAATGCTTTGGCATGGGCTACATATTAAAATTATTAGAACGTTGCATAAATCCGCTATAAATGATGTGGTAAGCGAGATTCGTAAATTACAACAAGACAATCAAGTTAGTTTAAATAATATTATTGTTGATGAAGATGGTGTGGGTGGTGGTGTCAAAGATTTTTTGCGTTGTAAAGGTTTTGTAAATAACGCAAGACCAATCAGGAAAGAAAACTACCAAAACTTAAAAACTCAATGCTATTATAAATTAGCAGATAAAATAAACAAAGCGCAAATAGGAATAACTTGTAATGATATAAATATTAAAAATTATATTATTGAAGAACTGGAACAAGTTAGAACAAAAGATGCAGACAAAGATAATAAGCTACAAATAATACCTAAAGAAAATGTTAAATCTATTTTAGGGAGATCCCCTGACTATGCAGATGCTTTATGCATGAGAATGTTTTATGAATTAGATAATAATTTTGGGAAATATTATGTGCAATAAAAAAAGCAACAACATTAATGCCATTGCTCTTTTTACCATTGTTATCAACTAAACCTTTTTTTATGTGCGGCAAATATAACACAATAAACTAAATAAGCAAATTTTCTATTATATAAATATATGCAAGTAAAAATAAAAAAAGAAGGCAAAACAAAAAACTATAATATTGTTGATAGTTGGGAAGATGTAACACTTGAAAAGTTCATGCAACTCAATATGGAAGAAGATGTTTCCAAAACAAAAGAGGTTGAACAAACAATTGCATTGTTATCTGATTTGCCACAAAAACTTATTAAAGAATTATCATTACGTGATGTAATAAACATATTTGAAAAGTTGGCAGAATTACAAGTACAAGAAAATGAAATGCTAACAACTACGTTAACTATTGATGGTGTTGAATATGGAATGCACCCTGATCTTTCAGAAATAACTTTAGGTGAGTATGCTGATATTGAAACTTATGTAAAGATGGGGCTTCAAAAACATTTGCCTGAAATAATGGCAATTTTATTTAGACCTATTGTAGAAAAAGAAGGTGATGTTTATACAATAGAAGCATATAATGGAGATATAAAAATACGAGCCGAAAAAATGAAACAAATGAATGCAGAACAAGTACAAAAAGTACTGGTTTTTTTTTGGACTTTCGTAAGACTATTGTTAGTGATTTTGCCCTTGTCTTTGATCAAGAGCAATCAGAAGAACAACAAGAAAGAATAATTGAGCAGGGGTTTGGTGAAAAATGGGGTTGGTTCGGTATAATGCACAGATTGACAAACCAAGATATAAGTAAGTTAGAAAATATAACTAAATTGAATTTATTAGAATGTTTAACATGGTTAAGTTACGAAACAGAATTGAATCAACAAAACAAATTAAAATATGACAGTAATAAACAAATCGTATAACAACGTAACAAACTTTCTTTGCAGGTTAGGTGAATATCATAAACAAATATCAACTGTTTCTGTTGGTGATATATTTGATATAAATCTTGAAAAGATGCAGAAGCTACCATTAATGCATATAAATCCAACAAACGTTGAAACAGGTGATAGTGAATTGATTTATAATTTTCAAATCTTTATTTGTGATCTAGTAAGTGAAAGTAATGTTGAAACAAAACAACAAGTTGATTTAACAAAGTTAATTCAGCATGATAACAATGAGCAGGAAGTGTGGAATCAAACATTAGCAATTGCAACAGATATAATAGGTATGTTGAGGCATAGCACAAGACAATCATTAGCAGGTGTTAATGATATTAATTTTCCTTTGTACTTTACAGAAGAACAATTTACACTAGAACCATTTCAAGAAAGGTTTGATAATATGCTTTGTGGTTGGGTGTTTAGTGTAGGTGTAAAAGTAATAAATGATTTTGATACTTGTGATATTCCAGTTGATAATTTAGGCGCAGGATATTAATGAAATTTAAAATAGGTAAATATAAAATAGAAATAGGTTTTTTTAAAATAACAATACGATTATGAATTATGAAGATGTATTAGAAAAATTAGAGGCAATAAGTGTCAAGTTTGAAACATATAATGATTACCCACAAGCGGCTGTTAATAACGCTAAAAGAGCAATCAAGTACAAAAAAGAAAAAGGAACTTCTTGCGGAACTACCATAGGGTGGCGCAGAGCATCACAAATCGCATCAAAAAGCAAGATCAGCAGGGAAACGATCGCAAGGGTTGCTAGTTTCAAAAGACATCAACAAAACAAAGATGTACCTTATGATGAAGGTTGTGGTGGCATAATGTGGGATGCATGGGGTGGTTCAGCTATGATTGAATGGGCAATAAAGAAACTCAAACAAATAGACAAAGAAAAACTTGCAAAGGTAGGTAAAAGAGGCGGTATAAAGAAAAGCCCAAAAGCACCAAAAAGTAAAACTAAAAACCCAAATCCAAAAGGCAAAGGTACAGCGAGGGGGAGTGCCAAAACATCAAGAGGTGCAAAGGTATCACAAGCAGATTTAAAAAAGCTACAAAAAAAATCTGATGATTTTAATGAAAGATATAAAAAGAAATTAGGTTATGGTGTTACAGTTGGACAATTGAAAGCGGTATTTCAAAGGGGGCTTGGGGCTTTTAATACATCACATTCACCTAAAGTTAAATCACCAACACAATGGGCTATGGCTAGAGTAAATGCTTATTTGTATTTGGTGAAAAACGGCAGACCACAAAACAAAAAGTATACAACAGATTATGATCTGTTACCAAAGAAACACCCAAAAAGTAAAAAGAAATAATAAATAAATAACAATAATAATATGGCAGATTTAGTAACAACAATTTCAGAATCAGTAACACTTAATGGTGCGGTTAGGGGTACGACAAATACATTAACTACGACAGGCATTGTTGATGTGTTTGAACGTATATTAACTTGTGCGCATTCTAACACAACCACTTTATGTGTATTTGCAACATCACCTCATACATCAGCAGGAGCATTAGATGTTGAAAATGTTGCTTATGCAAGAGTATCAAACTTAAGTACAACAGATGCAATTCATTTAGCAATAGTAGGTTTAACAGATAGTTATACAATAAAAATTAGACCTGGTGGTTCACACGTATTATATAATGGTGAAGATGTAATGCGAGGTGAAACAGATACATCACCTGAATTTGAAAATTTAGAGGACATAGCATCTTTTCAAGTTAAACCATTAGGTGCAACAGATTGTCAAGTTGAAGTTTTTGTTGGATTAACATAATGAAAACAGAAAATCTAAAAAGGTATCTTGAAAGCTTTGGTGCTAATGTTGTAAAAGAGGCAAAAGGAGTTTTATCTTCTGTTAAGGGCAATACAGCATTAGGCAATTCAATTAGAGTTCAAATTGATGAAGAAGAAAAAGGCGTATCAGTAAAATTCTTTATGCTTGATTATGGTACTTATTTAGATAAAGGTGTTTCAGGTAATAATGTAACAAGGTCATTTACCAATTATAAACTAGTCAATGAAACATCACCTTATAAATATACAACAAAACAACCACCGCCTGATATATTGTCAAGGTGGATAAAAAAGAAAGGCATAAAACCAAAAGGTTTAGGAAGGGGGCGTGATATTAAGACAGGTCAATTTATTTCTAATTTAGCTTTTATAATTGGAAAAAAAATTAAATCACGTGGCATTCCTAGTATTAGTTTTTTTCAAGAACCATTGGGTAATAACTATGCATTATTAAAAGAACAATTGTTAACTGAATTTAAAGAAGATGTTCAGGTTTATTTGACAACATTTACAAAAAATTAATATGGCTAATTCAATAATAGAACAAGAACCAAAATTTAAAACATTACCAGTAGGGCAAGAAATAGTATTTGTTGTTTCTAATGATACAGCAGTTGCAAACGAAACTAAAGTAAAGTTTATTGCAGAAGTTCATATTGGTACATCAATACCTAATCCTTCAACAAATACAAATTTGATAGCAACTTTTAAAACAACACCAAACAATGCAGGAGTAGGTATATTTGATTTTAGAAACATAGTAGAAAACTTTGTTAGTTCAGATAACATAGGCGGTGTTAATAGTAAATACAAAGATCAAGTTACATCAGACACTTTTACTTTTCCAATACATTTAGTTGATAAATTTTCTTTGTGTGATAACTCTTTTAGATATTTAGTAATTCAATTTAAGGTTGAGTTTTTAGGTGCAGATACATCACAACCTAATATTGTGAGTGTCGCATCAGGAACGGCAGCAAATAGTGATGTGTTTAGATTATTTAATGGATATTTAAAAAGAACAGATGTTTTAACTTCTGATTTGAATACTAATAATTTTGGTTTTGATTTACAAGATTTTGAAGCGGTTGCTACATTCCCAACTGCAAACACAAGAAGTTTTTTAACCAATGCAGCGACACAACTATATGCAAACCTTGAAGATTATGGTACGATTGGAATATTGCAAACAAGTTCAACACTATGGGATAATGCAAGAACTGTTAAGTTTACTTATTATTCATCATCAGGTGCGGTTCTAGGTAATGATGAATATACAAAAAATCAAACTAATGGTGCTTTCTTTGGTTATAGTGCAGACCATAGAAAACAAATTGCTTTTGTTGGCGTTTACCCTGCTAATTTAAGAAACGATACAAGCAATACGTTTACTTCATTAGTTAATGCAGGTACAGTTCAAGGTGGTTACTATACAATAGAAATAAGAAATTCAAGTGGTTTAAATGTATATCAAACATATACAGTTAATTTAAATTGCCCTGATGAAAAACAATTTGAAAGTATACGTTTATGTTGGCTTAATCAATGGGGTGCTTGGGATTATTACACATTTACTAAAAAATCTACAAGAACACTTTCAACACAAAAAACAACATACAATCAATTAGAGGGTACTTGGAATGATAGAGTTTATAAGATGGAAGGTTTTCAAGGTGGTAAAAAAACATTTAGAGTAAATGCAACAGAAAGTATTAGAATGAATACTGATTTTATAAGTGTTAATGACAATACAGTTTTAGAAGAATTAATTAACAGCCCTGAAGTATATTTATTACAAGGTTTTCAAACTGATCCGCTTTATAGTTTGTTAAACCAATATGTGACACCTGTACGTTTAAAAACATCTAGCTTTACAAGAAAAACAGTTGCTAATGATAAGTTGATACAATATACATTTGAAATAGAAAAAAGTAAAACATTTAGAACACAATCAGTATAATGAGTTTACAATTAACAGTATTCCCACAATTCTTTGATGGATCAAATCCATTAAGTTCGACAGCAACGGAAGTGTTTGTTGATGGCATAAATTTTACAACAGTAGATAGTTCATCAAATACTTTTAATGTAACAGGTAGTTTACCACAAGCATATATAGATGCAAACACCCCAACAGTCAACACTTGGTTTAGGTTTACATCACAATCATCAGGTGGTTTTACTGTATCAAGTGGTGTTCTAGCAGCTTTACTAGGTACGTTTGGCGGTCAAAGATTATCTAATTTAACAACAGGAGCTTTATATGATTTAAAGATTGATTTTACAATAAATGCAGGTTTTAAGGTATATCAATTTAATGGTACTGTTTTGATCGCTACACAAACACTAACAGGAACTGGAACACAAACAATGACTTTTACAGCAGCATCAAATAGTGATACAATTGTGTTTGAACCATTAGGTGTTACTTTTATAAATTCAATATCTGTAAAACTGTCAACACAAAACCCATCTGGAACAATATCTAGTTTACAAACAGGGCAAGTGTTACTTGATCTATATGAAGATGAAGATATACCATTGACATTAAGTGTTGATGATTTTAAAAACGTATTAGAAAAAGTACAATCATATTCAAAAGCATTTAAACTTCCTGCAACAAAAAGAAACAATAAAATATTTGATAACATATTTGAAATAACAAGAACAACGACTGGTATTGTGTTCAATCCATACATCAAAACAAAATGTGAATTGAAACAAGATGGGTTTATTTTATTTGAAGGTTATTTAAGATTAATTGATATAACAAATAAAAATGATGAAATAAGTTATAATGTAAATTTATATTCTGAAGCAGTAGCATTAGCTGATTTATTAAAAGATAAAAAATTTAGTGATTTAAGTTTTGATGAGTTAGCACATAGTTATAATAAAGTTTCAATTAAAAACTCATGGAGTAACACAACAGGATTGCCTTTATCAAATCCCTTATCAACAAGTAGTTTTGCATATAGTGCAGCTTTAGGTGTTAATAACACTAATGTTTTAAAATACCCTTTTGTTGATTGGACAGGTAATATTGACATTTCAGATGGTTCAACAGGTACTGCAAATTTTCCTGCTTTGCCTTTTTTACAAAGTGCTTTTAGACCATTTATACAGCTTAAATATTTAATTGATAGAATATTTGATGCTACACCTTTTACATTCACAAGTGAATTTTTTGATTCAACAGAATTTAAAAAATTGTTTATGGATTTTAATTTTGGTGCTGATGTAGTTCCAACTGCGGTTAGTGGTTTATTTGGAAGTGGTGGTATATGGGCTAAAACAATTGCAGGTACAACTCAATCTTCAGTTGATGCAGGAACTTCTTTCACTAATTTACAATATAAAACTGATCCTTCTTCATATTTCAATTTAATGCCTGAATATAATACCTCAACAGGTGTCATTACTGCAACACAAGATGGGCAAATAATTAGTACAGGATTAGGCGGTTTTTGGGAAATAGAAAATACATCAACTACTGATACTATTGTTGTTAACACAAGATGGGTAAAAAATGAAGGGGCGGCAACAGAAGAAGTATTTGAAACTGATACATTCAGTATTCCACCATCAAGTTTTGTTACATGGAATTATGCATGGCAAAAAATATTAAATTCAGGTGATACATTAAAAGCACAATTTAAAAGAGCATCAGGAAGTACAGCAAATATTAGACAACGAGAAAGCGCAAGTACTTATACTGCTAAGGCGTTTTTCTTTTTAGGACAAGCGGCTGTTGCATCAAATGATATTTTACAAAATTTAAGAGGTGATCTCGGACAATTTGAGTTTTTAAAAGGCATTATGACAATGTTTAATTTAGTAGCAATACCTGATAAAACAAACCCTGATAATATTTTAATTGAACCTTATGGTGATGTTTTTATTAATAACACAAATTCAATACAACATAATTGGACTTTAAAAAGTGATGTTTCAGAAATGAAATTAGTACCATTAACAGAATTAAATAAAATTACTGTATTTAAATATGCAGAAGATGAAGAAGATTTTATTTTTAATTTATATAAAACGCAAGTTGAAAATCATTTATATGGAAGTAAAGTTTTTGATGCAAGTGCCTTTACAATATTAGAGGGTGAAGAAGAAGTTGTTGCCGAACCATTTGCAGCAACACTATCAAAACAATTATATCAGATGTTTCCTGATTTTGTAGTTCCAACAATATTTTCAAGTAGTGAAGAAGGGGAAAATCAGGGGTTTGAAAATATGCCTAGAATATTATATAACGTAGGTGTAAAAACATTACAAAATGGTGTAACATATTTTATACCTTCACAAAATGGTCAATCAAGTGAAAACCAACCACAATTTTTGCAATTTTGTCATTTAACAGATGTACCTGCAATCACACCTAGTCAATTTGGTGTATCAACAACACAAGACTATAATTTTGGAGAATGTCAATTTTTTCCTGGAATGGGAGCTGCACCGCCTGAAAATCTTTTTAATTTATATTGGCTACCTTATTACAACGAATTATACAATCCAGATACAAGAATAATGACAATCAAAGTAAATCTTAATGCTGCTGATATTGCAAGTTTTAATTTGTTTGATACAGTAATGATTAAAAACAGGGAGTTTAGAGTGAACAAAATAGATTATAAACCTTATGATTTATCAACAGTAGAATTTATATTAATACCATAATGAGCAAAACACAAGAATTTATAAGAAATTTAGCAGGATTTACAGTAAAACCATTTTCTGTATTAGAAAACGGTCAGGTTTTATTTACTGATGGGCAAACTACTATGCCACCTAATCAAGAACAATGTGAAGCTTATGGTTATAAATATAATAGAGCAGAAGGAACTTGTTTTGTTTTTAGAAGTAATTCAAATTTAACAACAAACGCGGGTAATGTAAAAAATCAAATAAGGGGTAATAATAATGTTACTGAAACAGGTACAAACAACAGTTCAATTATTGGTGAAAATAATACCATTAAAGGTTTTTCAAGAAACAACATTATTGCAGGTAATAGAAATGAGATTGCACATGGCGTAAACAATTCTTATGTTTATGGAACATTAGCACAAGCAACAGCCGATAATAGTATTGTTTTAGGTGCTAACGCATCAGGTGATAATCTTGCAGAAAGGCAATCAATTCAATTAATGTATGGCGGACAAACAACAGCAGGTGGTACAGTTGATAGTTATCTAAATAATGTAACAGATAGTTTTTTTGTAGTGCCTGATAACACCATAATGTACTTTCATGCAGATGTTGTAGCGGTTAGGGTTGGTGGCACGAACACAGGTAATACAGGTGATTTTGCTTCATTTGTTGAGCGTGGTGTTGTAATAAATAAATCAGGAACGTTAAGCATTTCACGTGAAAGAGATGCAATAAAAAGTAGTGGTACAGTTACAGATTGGCGACCAGTTGCAAATGTATCAGGCACAAATTTTAGAATGACAGTAAGAGGCGAAACAGATGTAATAGTTGAATGGTGCAGTAATATAACTTTTACACAAATTAAAACAGGTGTAGCATTATAAAATATAAGATATGGCAAAAGAAGTTTTAGAATTAGAAGTAAAAACCAATGTAAGTGGTGCAAAGCAAGAAATGGATGAACTGGGTTCATCAGTTAATAATGCAGAAACAGAACTTAAAGAACTCAATGAACAACTAGAAATACAAGTTGAGGTTGTAAATAAACTTGAAACTGCTTTATTAGAAATGAAGCAACAACAAAGTGTAAATTCTGATTATGAAAACAGTGTATCACGTTTAAATGAAAGAATAAAAGAAACCACAATGGAGTTAGCCCTTGAAAAACAAGGACTTAAAACTCTAAAACGTGAAAGAAGTGTTACAATAAAAAATGTTAAAGATTTAGAAAAAGCACAAAGAGATCAAGTAAAACAAGCATTTGCAGGTATTAAGCATTTTAACATTATGGGCGTATCTTTAAGAAGGTTACGTTTGATGGTAAGAGCGGTAATACCTGGATTTAAATTAATGTTTAAAACAATTAAAACAGGTATCGCATCAACAGGTATTGGTTTAATTGTTATTGCCCTAGCATCTATTGGTACAGCTATGGCTAGAACAGGAAAAGGTGCAAAAGCATTTAAAGCAGTTTTAGCAGGTATAAAAGAAGTAGTAGATTTTTTGTTAAAACCTTTAGAATTAGCAGGTGATGCTATATTATCTTTATTTGGTGTTGATGATAGTGCAGCAGTAGATACAGCGCAGCAATTAGCAGATCAAATGGCTGCAATAGATCAAACTTTAGGCGATATTGAATTAAAAAGAAT